TCCCAGTATCTGATCCAAACATTTTTTCTATGGCGCAGCGCGTTACTCTAGCGCAAACACAATTACAAATGGCATCTTCTAATCCTCAAATGCATAACATGCACGAGGCATACAGAAGAATGTATCAAGCATTAGGCGTTAGAGACATAGATATGATTTTACCACCTCCTCAACAACCTCAACCCGAAGATCCAGGAATAGAAAATGCTAAGTCTTTACAAATGTTAGGACTAAAAGCGTTTCCTGGTCAGGCACATCAAGCACACATAGACGCTCATAGAGCGTTCATGAGTTCTTTTTTAGTTGCAAATAACCCACCTACCATGGGTATATTGCAAGCACACATTTCTGAACACGTTGCATTACTAGCAAGAGAAGAAATTACAAAGAAAAATGCACCACTTATTGAGCAAGAAGCACAAAAAATGGGTGGAATGTTACCACCAGAGCTCTTACAACAGTTTCAACAACAAAATGAACTTGAAATTGCACAAAGAATTACTGAATTAACTAATGAAATGGTAAATGAAGAGCAAGAAATGATGAATAAAGACGATAAAGATCCATTAATTAACTTAAAACAGCAAGAATTAATGCTCAGAGCTCAAGAAGTAAGGCAAAATAAAGAATTAGCAGAGCAAAGATTAGATTTAGACTTAGAAAAACTTAATTTTGAAGGTAAAAAGCTAGAACAAAAGGATAATATCGACAAAGAACGTATACAAAGTCAAGAAGATATAGCAGATTTACGTGCTGAAGTGTCTTTAGCATCGAAAAGAGGTCAATAATGGCAAATACTAAACTTAGTCCAAATATAATTAAGCTTTTAAGAAGAAAATACAGGAAACCTCCTGGAACAAGAGTGGGTGATTCAAAAAAAATATCGCAAATGTTGAAAAAAGGTGCTAGCATACCCACGTATATGGCAAGCAAAGGCGGACATGTTAAAAAAAGAACAAAAAAGAAGAGAAAAAAGTCTTAGTCCAAAAGAAATTTTGGATGACGCTTTTACTTTTGCCGGGAAGTATCCTAATGATCCTATGGCTCTTAGTGCTTCGCTTATGGTCGTAGCAAAAACCATTTATTTAAATCTTTTAGGTCCTGAACAAACTCAAATAATGATGGACGCATTTGTTAATGGTATTGATAACTACGAAGTCAAAAAAATAACAATACATTAATGTCTATCTGTAAAAATTGCGGACATGATTGTCATCACAGCAACGGTGGATCCTGTCATTGTGGTTGCTCTAACTGTGAACATGATGTACAAGAGGCAATAAACAAACTTAATAAAGTTTTGACTATAAATGGGGATTCTGAAATAGAGGTTGTTTTTGAACCCGATTTTAATTTAACAGAGCACTAGGAGGTTAACATGAAATTGGTAAAAGATGTAATTGAATGGCTCAAAGAATGGAACGACTGGAACATGAAAGACTGGATTAAAGCTGGTATCGTTTGTGGAGTTGTTCTAATTGTACTATGGAAAATGGGTGGAGCCTAGACTATGGTCTGGCAGCTCTTAGCTAAGCCCTTACTTGGCGTCGTCGCTGACGGCGTCAAGGGTTTCGTGGAGACGAAAAAGGCAAAAGCAGAATTAAAAGTTACTGAGATAAAAGCTCAGACTAAACTCAAAGAAGACCAAATCGCCGGAAAAATTGCGTGGGAAGCATCGGCGGTAGATCAAATGAAAGGGAGCTGGAAAGATGAGCTAATTTTAATATGCCTGTTGGTTCCGGCGGTGGCAGTCTTCATTCCTGGATGGACACCACATATCAAAGCTGGTTTTGAAGCTCTACACTCACTTCCTGATTATTACAAGCATCTCTTATACATCGCCTGCAGCGCGAGCTTCGGCATCAAGGGTGCGAAAGGAGCTATGGGATTAATAACTAAAAAGAAATAAAGAATGGATACAGTATACATAGTAGATAAAATCTACAAAATAATTAGAGCTAGACAAAATCAAATAACTCAGATAATAATCAACAATCAGGTTAAAGATTGGAATGATTATCAAAATCATTTAGGTCAGCTTGATACATTAAATTATATTGAACAGGAACTCTCGGACCTGCTTAAAAAGAAACAGGAGCAAAATGAGTAATTTAATTTTACCAGTGCATGTAGCGAAAGCTGTGCAAAAAAAGAAAAAAGACGAAGAAAAAAAAGAAGAACAAAAACTAGAGTCATCAAAATTACCCGAACCCACGGGTTGGCGCATTTTAGTATTACCACACAAAGGTCAAGGTAAAACTAAAGGTGGAGTATATCTCTCAGATAAAACTATACAGGAAACTCAAATTGCAACTAATGTTGGATTAGTTTTAAAAGTTGGACCTGATGCCTACAACGACAAAGATCGTTTTCCTAACGGTCCTTGGTGCAAAGAAAAAGATTGGGTTGTCTTTGCAAGATACGCCGGTTCACGTCTTAATATTGAAGGCGGAGAACTACGCATACTAAATGATGATGAGATACTTGGAACAGTGGATGATCCAGAGAGTATTTTATCACCAGTAACACATTAAACATGGAGAAATAACCATGCCCGAAGCAATAAAAGCAGAAGCGTTAAAAGAAGATGCATTGATGGTTGACTTGGACACATCAGGTAAATCTGTCGACGTGGAGTTAAAAAAAGAAGAAACTCAGACTGAGGTCGTTGAAGAAAAAGAGGCGACTAAAGAAACTAAAGATACTAAAAAAGATGAACGCGAAGAATATAGTGAAGGTGTCAAAAAAAGAATTGATAAGTTAACTTATAAAATTCGTGAGGCAGAGCGTAGAGAAAAAGAAGCTTTAAGTTTTGCAGAACAAGTCAAAAAAGAAAAAGATGAATTACAAGGTAAGTTCGATAAACTTGATGACGGGTATGTCAATGAGTTTGCAGGTCGTGTAAAATCAGAACTTGAAACAGCTAAGGTGGCTTTAAAACAAGCCGTCGCAGCAGGAGATGTAGACGCTCAAGTAGCGGCAAATCAAGCTCTTGCAAAGCTAGCTATTGAAGAAGAAAGAATAAAAGCGACTGAAGAACAGCGAAAAAAGTACGAAGATACTTTAAAAAACGCTGGACAAATAGGAGAACAGCCTGTACAAAATAATGTAACTCCTACTAGACCTGATCCCAAAGCGGAAGCTTGGGCGGAAAAAAACGAATGGTTTGGTAAGGACGAAGCTATGACATACGCTTCTTTTGGTATTCACAAGAAACTTGTGGAAGAAGAAGGGTTTGATCCTACCTCTGATGATTATTATGATGAGATAGATAATAGACTTCGCAAAGAGTTTCCCCATAAATTTAGTGATGGGGGAGAGGTTCAAGAAGGCAAATCACCCGTTCAGACAGTTGCCTCTGCAAATAGAACCACAAGGTCTGGACGCAAAACAGTGAGGCTCACACCATCACAAGTAGCGATAGCTAAAAAATTAGGTGTGCCACTTGAAGAATATGCGAAATACGTGAAGGAGTAGGCATATGAATAAAATTGATGAAAATAAGACTCCACGCGCTGCTCAGTCCCGCGAGAAAGCGACTCGTAGGAAACCATGGGCACCCCCGTCATCTCTTGATGCACCACCTGCACCCGATGGGTTTAAATACAGATGGATACGCGCTGAAGTGCTAGGTCAGGCGGATAGTAAAAACTTATCTGCAAGATTAAGAGAAGGTTTTGAATTAGTCAGAGCCGATGCAAACAGTGAATATCCTATCATTCAGGAAGGCAAGTATGCTGGTGTAATAGGAGTTGGAGGTTTATTGCTGGCTAAAATTCCAGTAGAAATCGTTGAAGAGCGAATGGCTTATTTTGCGGAGCAAACAAAAAATAAGGAAGACGCAATTCAAAATGATCTACTGAAGGAACAACATCCCAGCATGCCGATCTCTAAACCAGATAGGCAGTCTCGCGTAACCTTCGGTGGTACTCGAAAGGACTAATTTTTTAGCTCTTTTGTCCATCGAATAAACAACAAACTAAAAAGGATGAGATAAACGATGGCAAATAAAGACGCAGCTTTTGGGTTTAGACCCGTAAGGCATCTTAGTGGCGGTCTTATCAGAAGAAACGAATATACTATTGCTGCAAACTACGGCACTGACATTTTTCATGGACAATGTGTAAAAGCAGTTACAGCAGGTGGTATTGAAGCGGCAGCAGCAGGTAATGTAATTCTTGGTGTTTTCGGTGGATGTTTCTTTACAGACCCTACTACAAGTAAGCCAACATTTAGCAATAACTATCCAGCAAGCACAAACGCTTCGGATATTGTTGCTTTTGTTTACGACGATCCTAGAATCGTCTTCGAAGTTCAACACGATGGTACAGGCACAGCAGCAATGAATTTTGCTGGTTTTGATTTAGTAGGAACAAGCGGAAGCTCACTTTCTGGTAGATCACAACTGGTAAAGGAACTAGAACCTGGCTTAAATGCTTTGTTTGGGTTGGAATATGCCAGATACGAAAATCAGCACGAAGCTATTTATGATACAGAAACTTCTGACAGAGCTTTTGAAGAAGAAGTAATGCTATCAGGTTTCGGTACAGCGCAAGTAAAACCAGAGGGAACTCCGGTCAACTATGATGACGCAACAGAGTCATTCACAGCGCGTTATACACACGAAACAATAGCACTTGCTTTTGCGATTACTGAAGAAGCAGTAGAGGACAACCTTTACGACAGAATCAGTTCTCGTTATACAAAAGCATTAGCTCGTTCAATGAGTAACGCTAAACAAGTGAAAGCAGCAAACGTATTAAACAATGCATTTGATTCTTCTTTCACAGGTGGTGACGGTGTGGAACTTTGTTCTACTGCTCACCCATCAACAGGCGGAAACATCTCAAACGAGTTAGCAACTGCTGCTGATTTAAACGAAACATCTTTAGAGCAATCATTAATTGATATTGCTGGTTTAACTGACGACAGAGGATTAAAAATCGCTCTGAACGGAAGAAAACTTATTATTCCAGTCAATCTTCAATTTACTGCTGAAAGATTAATGAAATCTAATTTGAGAACAGCAACTGCTGACAATGACTTAAACGCCATTGCTAGCATGGGAATGTTACCAGAAGGTTATACAGTTAATAACTTCTTAACCGATACTGATGCATTCTTCATTAAAACTGATTCTCCAAATGGGATGAAGCATTTCCAAAGATCACCTATCACAACTAAAATGGAAGGTGACTTTGAAACTGGTAACGTAAGATACAAAGCAAGAGAGAGATACTCCTTTGGTTTCTCTGACTTCAGAGCTATCTTTGGTTCACCAGGAGCATAAAAACTTAACTTGTGGGGCTTCGGCCCCACAATAACTAGGGATTAAACAATTACACCGACTGACCTAGCAGACGATCGTAGAGACGGTGTAATAAATACTACGAGGTAAAAAATGTCTAATTCAACATTTAGCGGTCCAGTTAGATCAGAGGGTGGTTTTAATGTAATCAATAAAGCTGCTGCAACTGGAGCTGTTACAGAAACAGGTTTTTCTGTTAATTCTACTGGTCAACTAGTTTCTATGGGAACTAGAAAAATTCAATCATTTGCAGGTTCTTTAGCAGCCACAGACGCGGCATCAACTGCATATGGAGACGGTGACGTGCTTGTAGAGCTCGGTGCACTAAATACAGACGCACCAGACGGACTAGTAACACCTACTAAATTTTTTATTCACAGAGCATTAATTGGTATTACAACTTCTGGTACAGCTACTAACTCAGCAGTTTCTTCTGGAACTGAAATCGTTGGTGCTGGTGTAACATCTTTTAACGAGCAGTTAAGTGCTACACAATCAATCACAGAAATTGACGTGAACTTTAACGATAGTGCTGGTAACTATCACATATTCGTTCCAAATGTTACAGCGGCAATCGCTAGCAAAAACTTATATGCTTTTGCTACAACTGCGGTAAACGCTGACATAACTGCTGGAAGATTTACAGTAGAACTAGAATACTCAGTATTTTAATAATTAGTGGGGCTTCGGCCCCACAGTTTCTTGATTAAGGAGGGAAACAAATGGCAGATACAGTAACAGGACCTACAATCCTACAAGAGAATGATAAGAGAGTAACAATTAAAATAGTAGTCGAGTCTGACGGCACAGGAGGCACAACAGTTTTTGGTGACGTCTCAGCGTTGTCAGCTAACAAAGAAGGACAATCAGTTACAACACTTTCTTTACAAAGAGTATGGTGGACTTGTGCAAATGGTGATGGCGCAGATGCTTTTGCTCGTTTAGATTATGAAGATTCTGATGGAGATATTCCTATTATAACTTTGATAGATTCTGGTTATTGGGATTTTAGAGAGTTTGGTGGCATACCAGCAAACACAAGCAGTAATTCCAATGAAAATGATGTTAACTTTGTAGTGGCTGCGGCTGCAGACTCAGGTAATACATATACTTGTATTGCAGAGTTTATTAAAAATTATTAATGATTTCTAGATCTTCCATGCCTCAGCAGATATCTAAGGCAGGTCAGAAAAAGAAATTTATTAAAAAAAAGAAAAAGAAAAAGGTAAAACATGGCAACATCAGGAACAAATAGTTTTGATTTAGATGTCGATCAGGTCATAGAAGAAGCTTTTGAAAGATGTGGTATCAACTCTAGATCAGGTTATGATTTAAAAAGCGCAAGACGTTCTCTTAATATAATGTTAGCTGAGTGGGCTAACAGAGGTATTAATTTATGGACAGTGGAGTTAAGAACAAAAACTTTAACAGGTAGTACAACTAGTTATAGCTTAGATTCAGATTTGGTTGACGTATTAGAGGCTGTAGTATTTACAGAAACTGATTCATCTACCGATATCGAAGTAGATAGAATAAGTAGAGCGGAATATTTAAACATATCTAATAAATCAACCACAGGAACTCCTGTGCAATATTTTTTAGAAAGAGGAACCTCTACACCAACTTTATTTTT